ACTATCACCGTGAGATGGTCGACAAAGGATACATTCGTGTTCTTAGCTAATCTCACAGTGCAGGAAAGGGCGGTCACACTGGAGGTATTCGTTATCTCTAAACTCGCCGTCCTTTCCACCTTTTTAACTTTGGAGTAATGAATGGCATCTATTAGGAAAAAAATTGCGGTAAACGCAAATAATTCGAAAAACACTCGCATGGATATTGCAGGTGCTGGTACGCTTGCTAACTGGCGACCAGATGAACTAGCTCACATCAGCCGCTTTTGTAAAATGGCACAGTTGATTATGGATAGGGCTAAACAAGAAGGCCGACCACAAGACATTCTTGAAATAGGTTGTGGTGAGGTTTGGACACTTCGTTATTTATATAAAGCGTTTGTATCTCGTAAAGAAGAAATAGTTAACAGTTACACAGGCATAGATATTGACCCAGCTTGTCTTGTAGATTGGTGGGTAGACGACGATCAAGACGTAACCGACCATCAGTGGTTTAAAACTATGACTGGTGGTAACGGTCGTATTGTTCTTCAGGATTTAACAACTAATCCTGAACCTCCAGTTGAAGACGAATCTATGGATGTCTTTATGACTACAGAAGTAATCGAACATATGGGGAGACAGTTCATTGAACCTTGGATCGAAGCATCATGGCGTAAACTGCGTCCGAACGGCATTGCGTATATCTCGACGCCGAACCACGATGGGTCAAACGATAAACTCCCAAAAGACCACGTCTACGAGTGGGGATACGAAGAACTCAAAACCCTCCTTGAAAAATACTACACCATTGAAAGACACTACGGGACGTTTACGCAAATGAATAACTTCAAACGTAACCACCGTGCTAATTTAAGATGGCCTCAACATGTAATAGATGATATACAAGGACGCTTTGATAAAAATTGGTCTCGTGTTATATTAGCTACAGCTTATCCAGAAACAGCTAATAACTGTAATTGGATTTTAAGGAAAAAAGTATGACACCAGAGGCACGTTTCTTTTGGTGGATAGAAGAACGCCATCGTATCTTTGAAAAAAGAAAACGAGGGCTTTCTCGGGATTGGTGGACCGAAGACGAGATCCTCCGAACTTATCGGTTCACCAATCCTTATCGAGAAAACGATAGAACAACTGTTTGGTTTCGTGAAAATATTCGTGACCCATTAAAAGACGACAATAAAGTTTTAATGGCTACTGTTATTTTTCGTTGGTTTAATCTAATTCAAACAGGCGAAACGCTTGTAAAAAATAACTTGCACATCCAGTGGGATTCTGAATTAGCTAGGCAAGAGATAAAGAAACAAGACCAGTATGTTACTGGTGCATACATAATTAAAACGCCTGATGGTAAAGATAAAGTAGATGGTGTTATCTGGTGTATCGAACAGATACTTAAAGAAGAAAACAGGTTAATTAGCCGATTTATAGAATGCCCACGATTAGAGATGGCATGGGAGATATTTCAAGACTATCCATATCTTGGTGCATTTATGTCTTACGAGCTTGTAACAGATTTACGTTGGACACACTTCTTTCAAAACGCAACTGATATAATGCGTTGGGCTAATGCTGGTCCAGGAGCGATGCGAGGGTTAAATCGTATTCATGGTCGTGATTTAAACTATAAACGTAAATCACATAACTGGAACACAGAAATGTACGAGTTGCTTCAAACGTCTAAAGATTATTTAGGTGAGTGGATGCCTAAATTAGAAATGCGTGAAATAGAACATAGTTTATGTGAGTTTGATAAATATGAGCGTGTGCGTAACGGAGAAGGGAGACCAAGAGGTAAATTTCCATGAAAGTAATTAGAGAAAGAAATATTAATGGTGTTTTTAATATTGCTGTTATGAACCTACGAGTAACCCACAGCTTAATAGAAATGGATTCTCGTAATGGTAAAGTATATATGTTTCCTGAACCTGTAACCTCGGTTTATAAGCGACCGAATGAACGTGTGTTGTTTAGTCCAGAAAGAAACTGTAATCCTTTTTTCCATTTCATAGAAGGCTTATGGATGTTAGCTGGTCGTAACGACTTAGAAACATTAACAGAGTTTGTTCCGAGGATGGCAGAGTTTTCTGATGATAATGTTCTTGTAAACGGTGCATATGGTTATCGTTGGCGCACTTGGTTTGGTCGAGATCAGTTAAAAGAAGTTATTCAAATGTTACTGGCTAACCCTTTAGATCGCCGTGTTGTTTTACAGATGTGGGATGCTACTAAAGACTTTACTTCTAATTCAAAAGATGTGCCTTGTAATACACAAGTCTTTTTTAAGTGTCGTCCTATTACGCATCAAGATGATTACGTTCTTGATATGACTGTAACTAATCGTTCAAATGATATGATCTGGGGAGCTTACGGTGCAAATGTTGTACATTTTTCGATGTTACATGAATATGTTGCCGCATTTACGGGTTATCGTATTGGACATTATTATCAGGTAAGTAATAACGCTCACGTATATGACAACGTTTGGTCTAAGTTAGAACCAAAGTTACCGCAAGGATATCCTGTTGATCCATATGAAGCGTTTGATCTTAAAACATATCGATTGGTAGATGACGCACACTTTTTTGACGATGAGTTAGCTGAATTTTTTAACTGGTTTCATAACGGTAGTGATTATAAAAACTATAGAAACCCATTGTTTACTGAAGTAGCTATGCCTTTAGTTGAAGCATGGTGGCTTTATAAAGGTGGTTTAAATATAGAAGCAATATCTGTTGCTAAAAGAATACAAGCGGAAGATTGGAGAAAAGCCTGTGTCGAGTGGATCGAAAGAAAAATCTGAAATTATATATACTGTTGGTTGTCTTGCCGCAGAAGATGTAGATAAGTTAGACCTAGCTGAGCAGTCCTATGGTGACAGCTGGAAACAACGTGGTGGTATCGGGGCGTTTATGATGGCGGCACGTAAATGGGATCGGTTAGAAAAACAGGTAACAGCACACGGTTACGATATCTTTAAAGCTATGCAAGCAGATACTAGACCTGAAGGCATCTTAGACGATATACGAGACCTTAGACGCTATCTATTTCTAATAGATGCAGAAATTTGTAACAGGGGTAGTCAACGTGACTAATAATATAGTAAGCTCAACGCAGACAAAAACTGCAAAGAAGCAAGCTATGCCAAAGAACCCTCTCCAACAACCTTTGTTTTCTCCCGATAGTGATTGGACACCACCAGAAGTCCTTCCTGATTTAAAAGGGGCTAAAGAAATATGTATCGACTTAGAAACTTATGACCCCTCTTTAAAAGAGCGAGGGGCTGGTTGGGCAAGGAGCGATGGTCATGTTGTAGGTTATGCTGTAGCCACTTCTGATTGGTCTGGCTACTTACCTGTTAAACATGAAGCAGGAGGAAACTTAAATGCAAAACTTGTTAAGAAATGGTTACAGGATCAAATTAATAACGGTGCGGATATTATTTGCCATAACGCTTCTTACGATATTGGGTGGATGCGTAGGGAAGGTATCGAGTTGCGTGGAAACAGACTCATTGACACTATGGTGTCTGCCCCTCTCATAGATGAAAACAGATTTAGTTATGCGTTAAACGCTTTAGGTAGAGAATACTTACAAGAACGAAAAGACGAAACATTACTACGAGATGCCGCTGAAGCATGGAGCGTAGATGCAAAAGGCGGTCTACATCATCTACCGCCTATGTATGTAGGACCATATGCAGAACAAGATGCTTTGTTAACTCTAAAGCTGTGGGAGTGGCAAAAGGGTGAGATGACACGGCAAGACTTATGGTCGATCTTTGAACTTGAATCTTCGATTACTCCTTTACTTATAGAGATGCGATGGAGAGGTGTACGAGTAGATTTAGATAAGGCAGAAGAATTATCTAAATGGTTTCGTGCAAGAGAGGAAGCCGCCCTTCATCAAATAAAGAAACTTTGTGGGCGCAATGTAGAAGTCTGGGCAAACAAATCTATTCAACAAGCGTTTGACTCACTTAATTTAACTTATCCCAAAACTGCACTTGATGCACCTTCGTTTCAACAGTCGTGGCTTGAAAACCATGAACACGATATGCCTAAGTTGATTGTAGAAGCTCGGAAGATGAATAAGGCAAGGACTACATTCATTGACGGAATGATTATGTCTAACCAAGTTGATGGACGTATCCACGCAGAGCTACACCCACTTCGCTCAGACGACGGAGGAACGGTGACTGGACGGTTTAGCTACTCTAACCCTAACTTGCAACAAGTTCCCGCCAGAGACCCTGAGATCGGCACGAAAATACGTTCTTTATTTATACCTGAGGAAGGTTGCCAGTGGGGGGCGTTTGACTATTCGCAACAAGAACCACGGATCGTTGTTCATTATTCTGATATGATGGGGCTTCCTGGAGCGAGCGACGCCGTAAAAGCATTTCAAGAAGAAGATGCAGACTTTCACCAGATCGTTGCTGATATGGCTGGGATACCGCGCAAACAAGCTAAGAACATTAACCTTGGTTTGTTTTATTCGATGGGCGTAACTAAACTATCAGAAAGCCTTGGACTAACCCTTGACGAAGGTAAAGAGTTGTTTGCTCAATATCATGCGCGAGTACCGTTTGTAAAACAACTATCAGAGAGGGCAGTACAGAGGGCTTCAAAACAAGGAAGTATTCGTACGCTTCTAGGAAGACGGTGTCGGTTCGATAAGTGGGAACCAGCACAGTTTGGTACACGTAAAATCATGGATCATAAAACAGCATATGCAGAACACGGTAATGCAATCAAAAGAGCATTTACCCATAAAGCTATGAATCGTTTGATCCAAGGAAGTGCGGCAGATATGACTAAGAAAGCCATGAAGATGTTGTACGATGAAGGTATCGTTCCGCATATCCAAGTACACGATGAATTAGATTTTTCTATCGAATCAGAAGAACAGATCACTAAGATAAAAGAAATTATGGAACAGTGCGTAGAGTTGTCTGTTCCTATCAAAGTAGACGTTGACTTAGGACCAAACTGGGGAGACGCTAAAGAAATAGAAAAGGTAATTAGCCATGCAGAAAGCACAAGAGGATGGACAAGAGGACAAGAAGCAAACTACGCTGTGCAAAAGATGTAAGTCTAGTTTAGACGTTACATATGTAGTTGACAGTCGCACTCATAAAGGTGTCGTAAGAAGACGAAGACGGTGTCGACTGTGTGATACAAAAATCTATACAGAAGAAAAAATTATAGCTGTTGGAGAAACACCTTGGTCTGCTCGTAGAGGTAAAAGATCTGAAACACCTGTCCCTAAGTTGACTCGTAAAAAAAGTTTAAAACCAAAACCTAAAGAAATAATCAACGAACCAGATTTCGATAAGATGACAGATGAAGAGATTGAATCTTGGATAGTTAACCAAGAGTAGTTTCAGCTTTTTGCGGTTTATTGATTACGCTTTGCTACTTATAATAAATTATTACTTAAATATTAGGAGCAGACTATGTCAGGAGCAGACGACGATATTAAAATGTCTCCGCAGGTTGCTATAGCGTTATGGCGAGCCTTACGAGATGAGGATCGGTCAGAAGCTGATCTTCTTGCGGCTGTAATTATAGGTAATAAGTACGAGCCTATATTCGAGGATCAGGAGGAGACTCTTGATTTCTATAGAGAGTTTCTTATAACACAGGGGTTTTTAGAAGAAGTACCCACTGCTCATTAATTTCATAGAAAGGAGAAAAAATGAAAGATTCTTATTTAGTATCATATGAGTTAGATTATCGTTTACGTCAGTACGAGGCTTGTATACGAGGCTATCAAAAGTGTTTAGAGTTCATGCGTGATAATATGAAAAAAGCCCGTGAGCGTCGTGTATATCAACAGCTAACCGATGACCATTATTATTGGCATTTTAACAATATTAACACTTGGCATAATATGGCTATGGGTTGGTATCGTACTGCACAGTGCCATAAACAGGCCATAGTTTTTATGTGCGAGAGTAAACATTTCGATACTGAAGCGGATAAACTTTATGCATGAGTACGAAGATGACGAGGCGTATGAGTTACGCCTCGCTCGCCGCCAATGGCTTGACCCAGAAAGGAAGGAAAAAATTATGGGTAAACTCAAAGAATTAGTCTTTAATTATGATCTTATGGACGCCCAACAAATATTTGGTGTCATTAGTCAGTGTAACTTATTAGGTTTTGGTCACGCTGATTATCCTAATCTCGAAAACTTCTTTGGACCACCACCGATCGGTGAGGATGCGGTATTACCTGATCCTGTCGTAGAATATGATCAAGCTGGTAATAAGTGGCATATTCATCATGCTGATCCTAGCCGTGCTATGCAGTTTTCTGTCCTTCGTCCTTTACGTGCATCTAAAGAACATGCAAACATAACTTGTGCGTGGGGGATGCTTTGGGAAGATAAACAGGCTATTGTTATTCATGACTTAAACCCTGCTACCGATCGTTATGAAGATAATAAGCATTGGCATATTACTGGCACTCGTGAGGGATGGTCTCGTATTAATCATTGCTTTACAGAGGAGATGTGTGTTAGACTAGAGGCAGTGGAAATATTAGGCTGATATTTTCATAGATCCTCCCTTAAAACTATGGACGGCTCAACGAGTCGTCCATTTTTTATTTTAATGACTCAACATAAGTTTCATAGTTTTGTAGTTAAATTCCTTACTATTGTAGTATATACTATAATATAGTTGTAATTTGGGATAGAGGTAAATATGACAAACACAGAGAGCCATAAATCTGTAGCTGTTGACATTGCTACTTATAATATTTTATTAAAAGCCGCTGATCAAGAATGCCGTACTGTTGCCATGCAAATAAAATGGTTAGTTCGTAATTCTAATGCTGGGTCTCCTAAACCTGCAGAAGTTCCTATCATCAGTGAGGTGGTTAAACGTCGTAAAAAGCGTGTTGGTAAGAAGAGTATGAAAGCTATAACGACTAACCCTGAGACACAGTTAAATAGATGCCTTCTTAAATTTGCTTCAGGTTTAACATTGTGTAGTAAAGATTTTGAAGATATCCTTGGTAAAGGTAGGGATGCTTCAGGTGATTTGTATGCTCTTGCTAAACGTGGTGATATTAAACGGCTCGGTAATGCTCAGCCATATTATTATCAGTTAACCCCAGTTGGTGCGACTCGGATAAAAGATATTCAAGCGAGGTTGGAGGAATAATATGAGACAGTCTGATCGTAGGCATGGATCGCCATATGATCGTGGCTCGGCCGATCGTTATTACGGTCGGCCAGCTAACCCTCATTTTTATGCAGGAGATACTTACTCTTCTGATAGGTTTGATATTCATACTATGACTCAAGAAGAGATCGACGAGTATCATAGAGGATATAATGAGGAAGAAGGCCAAAAAGATTGGGGTGGTGAAGAGACCGACCCAGAACCAATTAATTGGAGTGTAGTATGAGTACCTGTCCAGCTGATCTTGCTAAAGCTGTTCATTCTATGACATATGAGGAGATTGATAGTTTTGTTACAGAGATGTTCAAACGTAGTGACCTTCTTCCTTATATCTTTAGTAAGGCGATTTATTGTAACCTCAAGAAAAGGGAGGCTATCGAAAATGGAGTGTTGTATATGTCACGGGAAGATCGAGACGCACATCCATCCTTCGACGGGTAAACCGTATTGGACTCAAGGCCATAATGCGTTGCCTGTAAAGGATGGTAGATGTTGTGATAATTGTAACCAGTTTGTCGTGCTTCCTACCCGATTAAAACATATTGAGTTTTTTATTAACGGGCAGACTAATGATGATAGTTTTCACACTATTAAAGAAGAGGTTGTTGATAAACTATTAGATAACCTTGAAGAAGTTGTCGATAAACTAACTGATAGGAGAAAAGACAATGCGCAGTCGTTTAATCCGTCTTCATCTTGATAGTATCTCCCCACGTCCTAGACGTATCAAACTATCAACAGCGTTAGGTTTGGTATTGCTTGGTTTTATTCTTACGTTGCTCGGTCTAGCTATTTACGCAAATTATTTTTGGAATATAGAGATCGAAACCCAAGCACGGTTTATTCCCATCAGTATTTTGGTATAGTATTCATCTTTATTGTTTACTATAATAATAAAGTAAGAAATATATTTGCACAGAAAGGACAGCAAATGAGATATTCAGCACAAATTTATATGCATGGTAAACACGGTCAGTGGTTGACCCCTATCTATCCTCGCATCGGTGATATTGGACGATACTTACGTCGTTGTTTCGATCGTAAGATGTTCGACCATCACGATGAGTCCGAGATAAAAGAGATCGTTGTTTTAAAAGCACGTCGAGGCAAGATGCCTATTATTCATGGCTATTATGACTTCCGTGACGATCGTTTAATCTTAGATCGTTCAAAGCCAGCTGATCTTAATAATCTTATGTATGGGTTAGAGTAATAGATGGAGATATCGCCTCAGTATTTTGTTATAGTAATCATTTATATTGTATACTATATTATAAAAGTAAGAAGTAAATAGTTGTCATTACTTAGAAAAGGAGAAAGATATGGCACATAATATTGAGACTATGGCTTGGGCTGGCGACGTTCCGTGGCACGGTTTAGGTGTCGAGGTTCAAGATAATTTGACACCTGTTGAGATGATGCAAGCCGCATCGCTCGACTGGACTGTTTCTAAGCGTCCTGCTTATACACTGACCGAGGCCGAGTGGCACGAGAGTGTCGCCGTAATGAACGTCGACGGTCATCATTTCCTAACTCGTGATAGCGATAACCTCATCTTATCACATTGCGGTGACGATTACGTTCCTATCCAAAACGAGCAGATCTTCGACTTCTTTAAGAAGTTTACTGAGGCTGGACACATGAAGATGGAGACAGCTGGATCGCTTCGTAACGGCTCAGAGATTTGGGGCTTGGCTAAGATATCGTCAGACTTCAAACTTGCAGGTGGTGACGAGGTCAAAGGTTACTTGCTTATTAATCAGCCACATGTTGCAGGTAAGGCTATGGTCATAAAGTTCACGCCTATCAGGGTCGTGTGTAATAATACTCTAACCATGGCTCTTGCCGATGGCGGTGCAGCGTTCCGTATGCCTCATATCCGTGAGTTCGATATGGACGTTCGTCGTGCGGCAGAGGAGGCATTGGGTCTGTCTGAGGTTCGCCGTAAGGAGTTCCAAGAGCAAGCCGAGTTCCTTTCATCAAAGCAGTTCTCTGGCGAGACCGTTATGAATTATATCGCCGAGTTGTACCAGCCCCAGCTTCTAATTGATAAAGCAAAGGCTTCGGCTGATGAGGACTTCGTCCTTCAGGAAAAGTTCTCTCGCACCGCTGAGATGGTTATGGGTGCGGTCGACCTTTCTCCAGGAGCGACACTTAAATCAGCCAAGGGTACTTGGTGGGGTGCGCTTAATGGTGTGACCTTCGTAGAAGACCACCAGCGTCGTGGTGCGGCTGAGGGTAACGCCCTTCATAGCGCATGGTTCGGTGCTGGGGCTAACCGTAAAGCCAAGGCTCTTTCAAAAGCTATTGAGTATGCCGAGGCTGCATAATTCGCTAGACCACTAGCCTGAAGAAGGATAAGACTAGCGATAGAGAGACAGTGCGTTGGGCCAGATTGGTTGGCTAGACCCTGTCTCTCGACACTTCTGATGCTGAGTAACATCTAAAACTGCTCTCCTTTCTGCCTCAGCCCCCTGATCCTACTGTCTATCAGGGGGCTGTTGGCGGGTAGTTCTCTTGTTAGACTGATTCGTAAAATAGAGTATTTTGAGATAGTATTCTCTTACGTTGTATACTATATTATAAGGGTAGGCGGGTAGCGTTCCGTCACCGACCAGCAAAGAAAGGATTAGGTCATGTTTTTATTTTACACACAATCTTCACGAGATGATTATGAGTCACTAGATCTCCGTGGTGGAGTGTTTCCTTGTAAGGAAGCTATCGCTTCAACAATTTCTGATCATCAAGAGCTTTGCGATGGTGAGGTTGATTATAATTATTATGCCCTTGATGCTAAGAAATTTGAGCTATGGCGTTTTTCTGATGGTGAAGTTTCTGTAACTAACGATGATCTTTATGTAACTGACGGTGAGTGGGTAAAGGTTAAACTGCCTATTACTCTGTTCTCATCTTTAAGCATCGATTATGAGGTGGCATAATGTGGGCTTATTATACTGAAAAAGATCAGCTTCGCACATATCAGAGCGGTGTCTTCAAGAGCCTTGAGGACATCGTTCCACAGATCAAGTTGATTACAGGCTTATGTGAAAACCTACCTGATGTTCACCTCGCTCTTAACTTGACGACTATGTCTTGGTATCACTACGACGATAGCGAGTGGTCGTGGATCGGTGACTCTGTATTCCAACAAAAGTAGTTGACGTGTTGGGGGCTTTTGCCCCCAATGCTATTCCTACAGGTTTGAGTGACTCACTCACGTAAACCTCCATCATAATGTCATAATATCATAATATCTTTGTAAGTGGTTCTTTAACCTTGGTTTGTTGATATGATATCGTGTTTACAGGTTATGATAACAAGATAACGATAAGCCGTCGTGGGTCACTTTTGCTTCACTAAATACATTGTTTACTGGAAATATACATTGTTGCGGTGGGTAAGATTTGCTGGTATGTTTACTTTGTTAAGTACATGGAGACAGCTTGTTGGCTACTGAAGTAACTACATTGGAATCCCTTGAGTATACGCCCGTCGCACCATCAGAGTGCGGTAACTACTGGGTGACTCCTGATGGTAAGAAACACCGTCCTCTCTCGCCACGTCATAAAAAGTTCTGTTCGCTGTATGTACAGGGTATGTCTGGGGCTGAGGCCGCTCGCAAATCTGGTTTCACAAAACACAAATTTGGTGCGAAAGCGCAAGGCTCTGCTCTACTTCGCAGAAATCCTCTCATCGCTAATCATATCATCGACCTGTTGAAAAAAGAGATCGAGCGACAGAATGTTTCTATGGAGTCGCATCTTACTGAACTTTCCCGTCTGCGTGATGAAGCTGTTGATTCAGGGCAAATATCCTCGGCTATTAGTGCAGAGATCTCGAGAGGTAAAGCGGCAGGGTTGTATATTGAGAAGAAGGAAGTGACCGTCAACAAAGTCGAAACGATGTCTGATGAAGAGCTAAGATCAAAGTTACAGGATTTGTTGGACGGTGGCAATATGAAAGTAGTGAACCATGTATCAAACGGAGAAGAAACTTTATCAAGCATTGAAGACCAACTTGACCAAGGTTCATTGGCAGAGGATCGAGACGGGAGCATTACAGCAGGGAGTTCCTGATGTCAATGCCTGTTATCATGGTACAGAGTTTTGGCTTGAACTTAAATGTACATCTACTGATACTGTTTCACTGACTCCGTTTCAATGTTCATGGCACATGCGTCGCGCATCAGTTGGGGGTAGGTCATGGATACTAGTCGCCCATTCAAAACACAATGTTTTGACGCTTCATCGTGGAAGTGATGCTCTGAGGTTATTGGACCATGGGGTTTCATCATCTACTGCATTCTCATACCATGCGCCGATTGATTGGCCTCAGTTTTTGCATGATGTTTGTTTGACTGACCGACTGACTGATTGATTGACTGCAGTTCCAACCATTCATAATTTTGTTTATTTTGTACTTTACTTCTTCCTCTTACTATACTATATTATAATCATGGTTAAGGCGGTCGCCTAGCCAGCTGCTCACAGTCAAGAAAGGACATTATTATGACTGCAGTTTCTAAGAAGAAGGCTACTTCAAAAAAAGCCACTGTTAAGACAGCTTCTGCTACTTTGAAAGTTGTTGACCCCGCTGGTAACTCTGGCATCCCTGCTCCAGCTCCTAAAGGCTTTGACGGTCGTAAGATCAAGCTTGTTGCTTTGTCTAAAGAAAATCGCCGTTTGCCTAATCAGGCCGTTGTTGTCTTGAATACGCTCAAGGCTCTCGGTGCTGATAAGAAGCCCGTCACTCAGGCTGAGCTGATTGGTGCCATGCTTGAAAATGGTCTCAAGACTGTTCAGACACCAAAGCGCATTTATACATTCTACCGCAAGGATTTGTTGGAAGAAGGTTACATCGCATACGCATAAGTCAGCGAGGGCGGTCATCATTTGACCGCCCTTTCTTCATCCCCGTCGTTTGCCTGACTGACTGACTATGTACTACCCTTCATCATCATTTGAAAAACAACAACCGCAGCGCAATCAAAAATCTTTGATTTTTGACCAAGGTCTTTTGATTGATTGACTCTTTGTTTGATTGACTCGGGCTGACAACTCTGACTATTTTGCTGTAGCTTTCGTAAGCGTTGTATACTATACTATAATAGTAACTAATTATAGAAAGGAAGATAGTTATGAATATGCCAAAACCAAAGACCCCCGAACAACAGAAGGCAGAAGCACTAGAAACTTATGCAAAGACTTTTAGCTTTGCGGTTGAAGTCTTAGAGTTTCTCTCTAAAACTAAAGGTGGGGTCTTTGCTAAGACCTCTGTAAGTGCTGCTTGGTATCACGATGGTTCTTTTGAGCGTGTTATGTATGACCCTGATTTGGCTGTCGATGATCAGTTGCCGTTGTGTCCAACTGCTGAGTCGTATGCCGAAGGGTCTACGTTCGGTTCTACCATGGGTCTTATGTCTCCCCAAGACGTGTCTGACTATTGGGAAATTATTCCTACTGCAAATGTGGCACCACTGTCTGGCTAATTAAATAACTTTTGGGGGCGGCTTCGGTCGCCCTCTCTCATCATCTCTCCCCTCTTCATCATCATATGTTTGCCGTGCGCATGCGTCAGTATTCGCTCGATTGATATTGACTGTCTTCGTTCTTTGATTGACTGACTCGCGGTCGTGTGCGTGTTTTAGGCGTGTAAATTAATTTACGTTTTATGTTATTTTTTACTTTACTATAGTAAAAAAGTGCTATATAATTAGGGTATAAGTTAAATAGCTAACACAGAAAGGACTAAGCTATGACTAAAATTTCTAAGCCTACTACTAACGCTACCGTAACCCCTACCGTTAATAAAGCGTCTGTCGCGCGGTGCGGTATCCCCGCCCCTACCGCTAACGGGCGCGGTAATTTAAAGGTGTCCTTAACTAAGGACGTAAAAGCTAACTTAGCGGCGTTAGATAAGCCGCTACCCGCGCAGGCGCAGGCTATTTTATACGTACTAGACCAGCTAGGCGGTACGGCCACACAGGCGGACTTAATTAAAGAGTTAGATACGGGCGAGGTGTTAAGTACCGTACAGGGTGCTACCCGTATCGTTACTTTTTACCGTAAAAAGCTTATAGCGGCTAACTTAATAAAAGTAGGCTAACGGCCTAGCGGCTAGGGGCTAACGCCCCTAGCTAACGCAAATTTGAGTCCCTAGCCGTTAGCGTTACGGCTAGGGGTTTTTTATACCCCACACCCATAAAACCGCGCCCACACATATAGAAAGTCACAAGGCATAACGCTGTTACGAGATATGCCCAAAATTCTTGAATCAGGAACCTTCTACCCCACTCCCATAAAATAGTAAGAAGGTCAAGGAACCTTCTACAGGGGATTTTGTTTTGCGTAAAAATGATATATGTTTATGCTGAGTTTATATTTATCTAAAACAAAGTTGAGATGATGAACACTCCAGGTGATAGAAGCGGCGGTTTTGGTGATCGTCCTGATACAGGTTCCCCCGCCTCTTCTTTGGGGTCAAGTGGTAGATCTTATAGTGTTGAGCCTTCAAGCAACAATCAAGTTGGCAGTAGCGACGAGGGTGATAATAATCAACCGATGAGCCAAACGGCTTATAATAAAGCTCAAGGTATTACTGCAACAAACCCTTATGGTAATCAAGGTTTCTTTAGTCGAGTTTTTGGAATCGACCCATCGAAAATTTCGTATACAAACTTATTATCGCAAGATCAAATAAATAAGATTGCGGCTAATCAGTATTCGAAATATCGAAACCCATTTAACGATCCTAGTCAACCAGCATATAATCCTAATTTTGCTTCTGGCGATATGGCGTCGGGTATTTTACGTTCAGGTGTGCGTACAGGTCAAAAGGTTATTGATCCAAGAACAGGACAAGAAACAACCGTAGAATCATTTCGTGCGCCAATGGGTTTAGCTGATACAGCTGCATCTTTAGCGTTAGGGGCTAATATTCCTATTGTAGGTTCTGCGTTAGCGGATGTAGGAACACGGGTAAAAGGTCTAGAAGGTCAACCGCCGACGATTGATGGTCAACAGGCGACTGAAAGAGGTAGTTCACTTTTATCAGGTATTCTTGGTCCAGCTGTTGAACAATTAACAACAGGTGGTGGAAGTGGTCGTCTTTTAGATCAAGTTATGCAAACAGCATCAAATTTATTTAATCGACCTCAAGAAACAAAAGTTGAACGAGCACCTGCATCAGATAAAAATAAAGCAGATGAACTTATTCGTGATACGATTCGCAATACCGCTCAAGATAGGTTTACATCAGGTCAGCCGTTTGATTTAGACCAACCAACACCATCAAGGTTCCAAAGTCGTCCAGAAGTTAATTTACAAAGAGGACCGAAAACGATTCAAGATCCAACTTCGGCAGTTCCTTCTCAAATAGAAATTAATCAAAGACCGTTACAACGTGATCAAGGAATTATGGATGCTTTAATGGGTGGCGCACGTGACGGTGTTAATCCTCCATCGGTTGCGGGTTTAGCTAATATACCAACGCAACAAGTTGCAGACGCATCGACTTCTGAATTTTTAAGTAGGGGTGCGGCTAATACTATAAACGATATTCTCGAAACTTTTCAAAAAGGACCAAGACCTGTTGACCTTGGTCCAGGACAATTAAAGTTTTCAATAGACCCGTTTGGCGAAGAAAAAAGTATAGGCGGTACATATACTATGCCTGTTCAAGATTTAGGGTTAGGTAGTTTATTATCGCAAAACCAAGCTCAACAACCAGCTAGTGACGCATTCCAAATAGCTGATACATCAATGCTTGGTAATTTTATGAAACAAGGTAATTTAAAAAGTCAAGGTGGAGGCTTCTTTGGTAGCGATAAAGGTGGTGCAAGATACTATCAGTTTGGCACTAAAGGTTCAAGTAGACCCTCTAGGTCTTCCAGCGGCGACGGTAACGTTTTTGATAAAATGTTACAAATGTTTAAATTCGATCCTAATCGAGGTGCTGGAAAGTTCGGCTAATGTCAGAAGTCCGTCCTCGTAATATTGACACATCTGGTATATTAAAGTTAATGCGCTCTGGCGGTGATTTCGCTCGTCTATTTGACGATGGTCCGAAAGCAAGCCCTACAGATCCTATAAAAATGTACCGTGGAGAAGCGTTAAGAAAAACTACTGAAACGTTAGTTCCTGACGAATTAGTTGGTAAATTTAATACTCCTAATCCTAAAAAAGCAAGAAAATATCCTGAAGATTTTGCTCTTGGTGGTAAAATTACAAGGTCGTTTGAAACAACAGCGGAAGATTTATTAAGAAACGCACATAAAGCACATATGTATCATGGTAAAGTTGCTTTAGATTTAAACCTTGCTAAAGGTGTACCTTCAGATAAAGCATCTTCATTATTTGCGGAGTATGCAAACGAAGTTGACGATTTCTTTGTTAAAGAATTTAAAGATTTAAAAGAAGGCCGTATGTCAAAAGAACGGCTTATGCAACTTGCGATGACGTCTATGGACGAAGGTATATTCGACCAACGTGGCAAGATCGATGTTTCAGAAACATTTAAACGTGGTAATATTCCTGTAGCCGCTAGTGTAGGTATTGGTCGTTTATCAAAAGAAGCACTGCCTTATTTACTAAAGGGTGCGGGTATTGCAGCTTTGCCCTTAGATCTTGTTTTAGGTGCGAATAAAACAGGAACGGACCCCCAAGAAGAAATAGCTCAAGCTATGGGAATAAGTCCAAACTTATTATATAATATGCCAGAAGAAGAATTTGCCCAAATAGAATCAATGTTTCGCCAGACTATGGCGGCTAGGGCAAAACAAGATAGTGCAGATGCTCAATCGATTGATGCGACAGTACCATAATGGAAGCTCAACTAAAACCATATGAACCAACTTTTCGTGAACGTTCGACTACGGTTCTTGCTAATTTCTTACGTGATAAACTTGGTGTTAATAATTATAAATCGTACGATATCGCACGAGGAATAATGGGTGATGAAAATGCATCATCTATGTTAGAAGCGTTAGGAGTAGCTGATTTTACACCTGCTGGTGCATTATTTGGTGGTCAAGAAGGAGCGAGAATGTATCAGCGTTCCGACGACCTTTTAGGAAAAGGTATAGGAGCAGGTACTGTAGCAGTAAGTGCGCTCGAAGGTCTTGGACCTTTAGGTCTTGCAATTAAAACTGGAAGAAAAGTTTTACCGAAAGCTGTTAAACCAGACGAACCTGATAAAGGACGGCGAACTGTTGTAAAAGGATTAGCAGCATTACCTGTTGCTGGTTCAGTAGTTGCTAAAGGTATTGCTGATTTACCAATAGGTACAGCATCTAAAATAGCAAAAGCCGTACCGAATGTAACAGGGTCTAAATTATTAGACGGATTACCTTTTGTACAAAATCAACTTAAAGATGTTTTTTATCTTAGACTTGATTCTCCAAAACCAGATTTAC